AGCGGCCACCGCCGCGACATCGTGGGGCGCAACCCGAACGAGCGCATATTCGCCCGCGATCTGCTGGCGCTGCTGCAGCGCAAGGTGGCGGCAGCGGCCGGCGGGATGGGGCAGGCCCTGGCGCCGCCAGCAGAATCCACCACGCCCGACGCTGGGGGACTGCGCGACATGCAGTGCAGACTGGACGACATGCGCGCCGCTGCGGCGCAAACTGACTGAGGAAACACATGCTCAAAGACTCATGGAAATACATCTACGGGGAAAAGTCGCACATGAACCTCGCCGGGAAACTGATTCTTGGCGTGCCGCTTGCCCCTCTGGTGCTTGTCTTTGCCCTGACGTGGGACGTTCTGGACGCGCTTTTCACGAAACGCGAAGGCTGAAGGCCGCCATGACCGACGACATCAAGGCAATCAGGGATGCGCTGGCCGCCGAAGGCTTGACGCATGGCGAGTGGGTTGCATGCGGGCCGAGCTTTGGCGATCCGCCGCCGAGATTCTTGGATGAGGTCATCAGCCCCGACGATGCAGATGGCGGAGAGCTTGTGGCTTGCGCGCCGCCCGGCCTTGTGAACGAAGGCAACGCAACAGCGGACATGGCCTACATCGCCGCTTGCCACCCCGAGCGAATGGCCCGCCTGCTGGATGCGCTTGAGTCGGCGCAGGCCGCGCTGGCTGCAGAACGCGAACGCGCTGCGCAACTTGCCGAAAAGCTACAGGATGCGCTGGACTTCACGCAGGAACTACAGGAGAGGGATTCTGAATGACCCCCGCCGACATTGAGCGACTTGCCCGGCAGGCGGGCCTGACCGACCCCGACCTCAAGCCGTGGATGACCGACTACGGCAACGCGGAAGCAGCTATCAGACTCTTTGCCGCCCTTGTGCTGGAGGAAGCGGCGAAGGTGTGCGATGCGGAGTTCTGGCGCGTCACGAAAGCGCGTGGCGGCGATGCCGCAGTCGCGGCCGGCGAGTGTGGCGCAGCCATCCGCGCACTGAAGCCGGTTGCAACCTGAAAATCTGCCGCTAGAATCCCGCCGCGCTTCGCGCAGGCCCCTTACGGTCGAGACTGGACAGGGGAATTTGCCCGGCGACTGGCCGGATGCCCGCAAGCAAGGGGCATGCTTCTGAAGCCGCCGCATTCCCGAAACAGCCCGCACAACGCGGGCTGTTTCGCTTTCTGGAAGCCCACATGATCCTCGAGCAACTCCGCGCCGCGCTGGAAATCACCCAGCAGTCAGGCGCAGCCGCGCCCCAACTCGGCATCGTGCCCGGCCCGAACGGCGCCCTTGCCATCATCGCCGCCTGGGACCACGCCGGCCACACCCACGAAGTTGCCATGCACTACACGCCCGCCGAGGTTGAAGCCGCCACGCCAGAGCAATTTGCCGCCAGCCTGGCGCTCCTGGCCCAAGAAGCCGCAGACCAGGCCGCCCGCACCATCAATGCCAGCCTGACCCCGATGCAGATTCAAAGCCGCATTGCCACCGCTGCACGCCAAACCCCCGCAGCACTGGCCGCCCAGGAACTCGGCCGCATTGCCGAGGCCAGCAAAGCCTGAGCATGGCAACCAAGAAGGCGCCGGCCAAGAAAGCCGCGCCCAAGCGCAAGACCTCCAAACCACTGACCCCGTGGCAGAAGTGGTGCGCCACACCTGACGCTGCCATGGAGTCGCTTTGCTCGCACGTCACAGCCGGCGGGCACATGGCCGAATACTGCCAAGCCCGACAGATTGAGTACACAACCATGCTCAAGTGGGTCAACCGCGACCCCGGGCGGGTTCAGTTGTACGCCCGCGCACGCGAAGACCGCGCCGACAAGTTGGCCGACGAGATTGTGGCCATCAGCGACGAGGTGGAAGTGGCCGCCAGGTATGACGGTGAGGACGTGAAACTGGCGATGGACGCCGCCGCCGTGGCGCGCAATCGCCTGCGCGTGGACGCCCGCAAGTGGGTGGCCGCAAAGCTGAAGCCGCGCACCTATGGCGAGAAGTTGGCGCTTGGTGGTGACGCCGACGCCCCGCCGATCCAGACCGCCGCAACCGTGACGGTTGATCCATCCGAGGCGTATCTGCGGATGATCGGTAAGGTGTGACACGCTACCTATAGCGTGCCGTGCCGCGAAATGGCCGTTTAGACGATGGGCAACACTACCGCTAGTGTCCTGATCGACTGGAAACGCCCCGACTACACCGAGGTGTGGGGGGAGCGGGTCAAGAGGCTGGAAAGACTGCGCGCCGACCCGGCGGTGCTGGATGGTGTGCGGGCCTACTACCGCGAACACCCGGCCGACTGGATCAACGACTGGTGCTGCACCTTCGACCCACGCAACCCCGAGGTGGGCCTGCCGGCGATGGTGCCGTTCCTGCTGTTCCCGAAGCAGGCCGAGTACGTGGATTGGGTCATCGCCAGATGGCGCGGCCGGCAGGATGGGGTGGTGGAGAAATCGCGGGACATGGGGATGTCCTGGCTGTCCATGGCCATCGCGGTGTGGATGTGGTGGGCGCACCCAGGCGTGGTGATTGGGTTCGGTAGCCGCAAAGAGGACTACGTGGACAAGATAGGCGACCCCGGTTCTCTGTTCTGGAAGGGGCGCTTCATCATCGACCACCTGCCCGCCGAATTCAGGCCGCGCAAGTGGGATGCCAAGAAGCACTCGCCGCACATGCGGCTCATCAACCCCGACAACGGCTCGACCATCATCGGTGAGGCCGGCGACAACATCGGGCGCGGCAACCGGACATCGGTGTACTTCAAGGACGAATCTGCGTTCTACGAAAGACCCGATGCGGTGGACGCGGCGCTGTCGCAGACATCGAATTGCAAGATCGACATCAGCACGCCGAACGGCGAGGGCAACCCGTTTTGGGCCAAGCGCCACGGCGGCAAGTTCCCGGTGTTCGTGTTTGACTGGAAGGACGATCCGCGCAAGGGGGCTGATTGGTACGCGAGGCAGAAGGCCACGCTTGACCCGGTGGTGCTGGCGCAGGAGGTTGACCGCGACTACTCCGCGTCCATCAGCAATAGCCTGATCCCGGGCGACATCGTGACCATGGCCGCATCACGCGGGCCGGCGGATGTTCCGCCAGTCGGCGGGCTGCGCGTAGGGCTGGACGTTGCCAGGTTCGGTGACGACAAGACCGTGCTGACCTTCCGGCGCGGCCGGGTGCTGCTGAAGCAGGTCAAGTGGGGCAAGACCGACATCACCGGCACAGCCGGCCGAGCCAAGCAGGAAATCATGGCGTTTCGGGAGCGGCCCGAGCAGATCGCGGTGGACGTGATCGGCATCGGAGCTGGCGCCGCCGACATGCTGCGCGCTTGGTTCGGGGACATCGTGGCCGACATCAACGCGGCCGAGCAGTTGGGCGATGGGGCGCACTTCAACCGCCGCGCCTTCATGTGGAGCGAGATGCGCGAGTGGCTGAAGACGGCCAGCATCCCGCAAGACAACGACCTGCGCGCCAGCCTCACAAGCTGCCGCTACTCGTTCCGCGGCGGCGCCCTGCTGCTGGAAAGCAAGGACGACATGAAGAAGCGCGGCATCAAGAGCCCCGACGAAGGGGACAGCCTGGCGCTGACCTTTGCCAAGCCGGTGAAGCCGCAGCCAAAGCGGGCGCAGTCCGTGGACTACAGCCGCCACATAGACGCAGAAATGGGCCTGTGAGGCCAGGAGTTTGAGCATGACGCAGATCACCCAATATCCGGTGTTCACCGCTGGCACTCTGCCAAGCGCACCGAGCATGAACGGCATGACCGTGCTGGTTGAGGCCGGCGACGGCACGCGCAGCAGGCGGTTTTCCAACGGAGTGGAGTGGACCGACGATCTGACCGCCGCGCAGGTTGAAGCGACCAAAGCCTTGGTGTCAGGGGCTGGGATTTCCATCGACAACGGCGAGGCGCTCCGGCTGTGGCGCCGCAAGCGGGCGCGTGCTGCGGCTGTTGGCGCCGGTCGGCCTGCTGTCGTTGCAATGGTTGGTGACAGCATCGTGTTCGGCATTCAGGGCAACGGATCTTCTACCGAAACGACACTGCCGGCGACGGACGGAACATACCCCGGTGACACCGACTGGTGCAAATTTGCAGAACGTATCGCCAATGCGCGACTCGGCAAGGTCTGCCCTGATTCGTGGCCGGCAAACGATGCGCGTGTTACGGCTGTCGGTGGCGTGACGGTTGCCAGTGTTGGCCTAAATGGGCGCTCACGATCCATCACAAATACCGGGCAGACGCTGACATTTCCGAACTCAACGTGCAAGCGTTTTGAGATCGGATATTTTGAAACAACCAGCGCCAGCAGCGACACTGCAACGGGTAATTTCACCTACAACGTGGACGCCAGCGGGGCTGTGGCTGTCAACACAGCCAGCGCATTCCGCACGGGGAAAATTGCTACGACGCCCGCGCTGTCGGCTGGTTCGCACTCATTGGTTTTGGCTGGCGCCAACGCCGCCCCGGTTTACATCACGCATGCAATCGGTTACACGGACGGCGGGGTGGCGGTCCTGCGCTTTGGTCGCGGTGGCTGGACGCTGGGCGATTCCCTCGGACTGCAAGCCAACAACTCATCTAGCGTTGCGGGCCAGGGGCGGCTACTGGCGGGGTACGCGCAGGCTGGATGGCACGACATGCTGCTGATCGAGTTCGCCCACAACGATCCGACGCAGTACGACACCGCCACCTACAGCGCATACCTGGACAGCATCATCGCTGCCTGCCCTACGACGATGCCGATCGGACTGATCGCTCCACCCTACCCACCAGCTGGCCAGGAGTCGAGCACGTTTGGAGTGCGGACGGATTACTGGGATGTGATGCGCTCAAAAGCGGTTGCGGGGTCCAATGTTTTCCACGCCAGATCGGCTGAGGTTTTCGGCACCGCTGCGGAAGGGCTTGCTGATTCGTTGTATTCAGGCGCCGGATCGGTTCACCCCTCCAGCGCGGGATACGGGGCGCTCGGGCAGTGGCTGGCCGACATCCTGACGGCCTGACTTCCCAGCCCCTGCCGGTAAGGCTTTCACTTTGTTCCAAGCCTATGTTAGAAAGAAACATAAATGAATGAGCTTATTTTATCTTTAATCATTAATGGCCTTTTAGGTGTCTCAATGTATTTTATGAAACAAAACAACGACCGCAATAAGCAGCAACTTGATGAACAAC